AAATTATCAAAACTAGATGTGACAAATGCGTTAGAGATAGCAAAGGCAGGTGGAACAGATGGAAGATAGATATTTATTTAAAGCAAAGAAGATTGATAACGGAGAGTGGGTACAGGGGTATTTATACGGCATTTGGGAGAAAAGATATATTCTATGGGGAATGACAAATGATACCCCCAATATGATTGAAGTTGACCCATCTACTATCTGCCAGTGCACAGGTATGAAAGATAAGAATGGTAAACTAATATGGGAAAATGACATTATTGGTTATCAGGCTACATATATCATAGGTACTGGCGTAGCAGAAAGGGATTACATAGGAAAAGTTATTTGGGATCATGAAACATCTTCATTTCAAATTGCGGGGGAATTACCTGCTGAAAGCTATGAAGGCTATAAAATGCTAGATGATATGTTTAGAATTGAGAGGACTAAAGATGAGCAGAAGACGACATAAACACTTATGTGAATATACCTGTTGCGAGCAGTGTTCTAAGAGTGTGGCAGCAGACGGAATGTATACATGAATTAGAAGGAGTATAAAAAATGAAATTAATAATAGAAATACCAGAGGAATTTGAAATACATTTTATGCAGGATAAATTTGAAGATTTCTTTATAAGAATCATTGGGGATATGAGTAGAAATGTTCCTAGTTTGTGCGGAGTTGACGAGAAGGAGATTGCCGAAATGCTTAAAACAGCATTTTTAAACAGCAAAGCAGTCTATCATGATGTCAATGAAGTTACATGTTTTGAAAAGGTTGTAAACCGATTGACGGAAGAATTAATATTAGCTAAACAAGATAAGGAAAGATGTGCGAGAGAAAACCAAACACAATTTGACTTTGCTAAAGGATATTCGATGGGCGTGACAAATGCATTAGAAATAGTGAAGGCAGGTGAATCATAATGCTAACATTACCAATTCAGAAGAGATGGTTTGACATGATTCTTTCAGGTGAGAAGAAAGAAGAGTATCGAGAAATAAAAGAATATTATGAAACAAGATTCCGGAACCTGTTCGGAGCAATAACTATATATCCATCAAGTATCTTTTCAGATAGAAGCAAATATGAACTGTTGCAAGGAGAGGCAGTACCAGAGGAGATAAGGAAAGACAGGGTTCAGGAGATTATTTTTCGTAATGGTTATTCCAAGAATTCTGAAGCAATAAAAGCAAGATGTAGATTATGGATTGGAAAAGGTAGACCAAAGTGGGGCGCTACGCCAGACAAACAGTATTATGTTTTAGAAATCCTGAGTGTTGAAAAACTGGCAGCAGATGAGAAGAGGGTAGGTGATGAACAACTTGAAAAATAACAATATTAAAGACCTTCTTAAGCAGTACAATGACTTGGTTAAGGAGAAACAGGAAATACAGGCCGCGATTGATAAGATACAAAGAGAACTTGATAAAATGGAAGTTGAAGGGTATACGGAAAAGGATAGTGTTACCGGCGGAGATGGAGGTAAGCAGCATTTTGTTGTAGAAGGCTTCCCTTATCCGGCATATTCACGGAAGAGAACACTTCTTTTAGTGCGACAGCGGCAGCAGATAGACATTAAAGAGAAGATAGATACGCAGATAAACCTCATAGAACAATGTATTAATCAAATTGACAATAGCAGAATGCGGAGGCTTATAACATTAAGATACATAGAAGGTTTATCCTGGGTGCAGGTAGCAAGAAAGATGGGAAAACACCACACAGCAGATAGTTGTAGAATGGCAGTAGAAAGATTCTTATCAAAAATTTAAAGTTTGTTCGCTCTGTTCGTTTTGTCTGTGTTAATATCTAAACTGGACATGATGGACAGCATGATTTCTCCATTATTAAATATTAATACCCCCGGTAAGACACTGGCTTAAGGCTGGTGTCTTTTTTGTATGCCAAGAAAGGAGCTGATTGTGTGAGATTAACAGATAAACAACGGAAATTCTGTGATGAATACCTTATAGACCTTAATGCCACACAAGCGGCTATTAGGGCGGGGTATACAGAAAAGTATGCAAATACAAATGCATCAAAATTACTACAAAATACTACAATTTCACAGTACATAGGAGAGAGACAAAAAGAACTATCGCGCAAGACAGAGATTACTCAGGAGCGAGTAATCAGGGAACTTGCACTGATAGCTTTTTCTAATACAGCAGATTATGCACATGTAGTCGAGAAGAAGATGAAAGCAGAAGTAGGTGGTATACTTGTGGATATACTGAATGAGGACGGCAAACCTGCTACATACAGGACTGTAGAGCCAGTATTGACAGAAGAACTTACAGAGGAACAGAAGCGTGCCTTAGCTGTTATTAAGAAAGGACGAGATGGATTGGAGGTCAAGCCGTGTGATAAGGTAAGGGCATTGGAGCTTCTTGGCAAACATCTTGGAATGTTCACGGATAAGATAGAAGCAAATATAAACGATTCTGTAAAAAATGAGCTTGCAGAGCTTCTTGCTCAGCGTAAAGCAAGGGGTGAGCCTGATGCTTCTAAGTGATAAGTATTGGGATTACATAGATACACCGGCAAGAGCAGAATTCCTTGAAGGTTCTACTGCATCAGGTAAGACAACAACAGTAGCTGTGAAGTTCATAATGAATGTAGCTGAGTCAGATATGAAGCTACATGTTATAGCTGGTAACACAACAGGTGTCATTGAAAAGAATATCATCAATGCAGATATGGGATTACTTCAGATATTCCCTAATTTGGAATACTGTGGTAATGGCGATAAAGAAAATAAACTTCCACACATTAAATTTAAAACTGGCAGCAGTACAAAGATAATATATATTCTCGGTTACGATAATGCCAGCAAGTGGAAGAATGCCTTGGGTTCACAGTTTGGATGTGTGTGGGTAGATGAGTGCAATACAGCTAACATAGACTTCATACGAGAGATATTCGGACGTTCTGAATACTTTGTAGGTACACTTAATCCGGATGCGCCTACGCTTCCAATATATTCAGAGTACATCAATCACGCAAGACCAATTGATAAGTACAAGGCAGATGTGCCGGAAGAGATATGGAAGGACCTTAATGGTTGTGAGCCTATTAAAGACTGGGTATATTGGTTCTTCACATTTGAAGATAATATATCCATGACACCAGAGAAGATAGAACAGAAGAAAATGAGCTATCCTCCTGGCACTAAGATATATAAAAACAAAATATTAGGATTACGAGGCAAGGCTACAGGCCTTGTCTTTTCTAATTTCTGCAGGCGGCATGTTATTACTAAAGAACAGGCTAAGGCATTTATTAAGCGAGAATATGACGACAAGCAGACAGAATGGTTTGTAATATATACAAGCGGTCTTGATACGGCATATTCAACTAAGAGTCCTGATACTATTGCAATGTCCTATATGGGAATAACAAACAAAGGGAAGCTAATTATACTGGCAGAAAGGGTATATAACAATGCGGCTCTTGATATCCCCATAGCACCGTCTGATACAGTAAGAAATTACATAGACTTCCTGGAACGCAACAGAAAAGAATGGGGCGGCATGGCAAAGAACACCTTTATTGATAACGCTGATCAGGCAACAATAACAGAATTTGCCAAGTATAAGAGAGAACATCACGAATGCCTGTATATATTCAATAATGCGTACAAGAAAGTAACAATAATAGACAGAATAAACCTGCAGCTTGGCTGGATGTCCTTTAACGACGAAAAGGGCAAAGAGCCAAGTTATTATGTTGTAGATACATGCACGAACTACACAGGGGAACTGCAGGTATACAGTTGGCTGGAAGATGAAGACTGTGAGCCGGAAGATGGAAATGACCACATGGTAAACAGTACGCAATATGGCTGGATACCATACAGGGACAAAGTTGGAGTAGAGAACAGATAGGAGAGTGAGAGAGGTGAGCATATTTAATACTATGGCTGATAAGATAAGAGATGGAATAAGGACATGGTTGCGTGTGCAGCCGGCACAGAGAGGAATAATTAATATACAGGAAATCTTCGACTTTGAAGGTAATGCCATTAAGAATCAGATATGGTACAGAGGTGTAAGTGAGGAACTGTCACAGCTGTATGATCAGATTGATGGAGATAAGACAAGATTCTGGGCTGCAAAATGCTCTCCTGGATTAGCGATAAGAAAGATACATGTAGGATTACCTGCAATGATGGTTGATATGCTTGCAAGTATTGTTGTTGCAGATATGAACGAGGTAGACGTTGGCAGTAGGCAGTCAGACTGGGATAAGATAGCGGAAGAAAATGACTTTACAGAGCTTATAAAGCAAGCAATATCAGATACACTTATTGTTGGAGATGGAGCATTTAAGCTATCCATAGACACGAATCTCAGTCAGTATCCAATCATAGAGTTTTATCCTGGCGACAGGGTAGAGATAATAAGAGAACGCGGCAGAGTGAAAGAGGTTGTTTTTAAGACAATATATACAGTTAAGAATCAGGAATATATCCTACTTGAAACATATGGCAAAGGATATATCACATATATGCTCACAAAAGATAACAAAGAATGTGATATTAGCAATGTGCCGGAGCTTGCAGGTTTAAGACCTGTAACATGGGAAGATAAAAGTTTTATGATGGCCATACCGATCATGTTCTATAAATCAGCGAAGTTTAAAGGTAGAGGTAAAAGTATCTATGACAGTAAGATAGATGAATTTGATGCACTGGATGAAGCATGGAGCCAGTGGATGGATGCCTTAAGACATAACCGTACAAAGGAATATATACCCGAGAATTTACTTCCTCGAAATCCAAGTGATGGAGCTGTTATGCTGCCAAATTCATTTGACAACGCTTATATACAGTATTCGTCTCCTATGGCAGAAGGAGCAAATTATAAGATTGAAAGAGAACAGAGTGAAATACCACATGAAGGGTATCTTGCTACATATATCACGGCATTGGACCTTTGCTTACAGGGAATCATGAGTCCTTCTACATTGGGAATAGATGTAAAGAAGCTTGATAATGCAGAAGCACAGAGGGAGAAGGAAAAAGCAACGCTGTACAGTAGGAATAATATTGTCAATCAGCTCCAGAAGGTTCTTCCGAAGCTTGTAAAAATGACATTGCAGGCGATAGATACACTTAATAATTCAACAACACAGGAGATTGACGTTGATGTGACATTTGGTGAATATGCGAACCCTAGCTTTGAGAGCCAGGTTGAGACAGTAAGCAAAGCCAAGCAGGGTGGCATCATGAGCGTTGAAGCGTCTGTTGATGAATTGTATGGGGATACTAAGGATGATGACTGGAAACAGGAAGAGATAGCAAGGCTTAAGGCAGAACAGGGAATTGAACAGATGACAGAACCAGAACTTAATACAGAATCAGATGGATTTGAAGTGGAAAGCTTTTAATGAGGTAGCCTATGTTAAATACGGACTATGATATAGAGAAAGCATTTAAAGCCATAGAAGATGAGCTGATTGCTTCTATGATGCGCAATCTTGCGAGCCACAGAGCAGAAGAGACAGATATGGGGTTTAACTGGTCACAGTGGCAGGTAGAACAGCTTAAGGCTCTGGAAAAGTATAAGGCACAGAATAAAAAGAAGTTCACGAAGTCATTTAGCAACATAAATGACTCTATTGATGCAATGATATTTGCAGCCAGGCAGGAAGGTGGAACAGAACAGGAGCAGAAAATATTAAGAGCATTAAAGAAAGGGTTGAAAGCATCTAAGGTGTCGCAAGGCGCTGAGGGTGCTTTTTTCAGATTGAATACAAGGAAGCTCAATGCCCTGATTAAAGCAACGAAATCGGATTTTAATAGGGCAGAAAAAGCAATGCTTAGAATGTCGGAGGATAAATATCGACAGATAATATTTAATGCTCAGGTCTATGCGAATACAGGCGCAGGAACATATGAGAAGGCTGTGGACATGGCTACAAAGGACTTTCTTAAGGCAGGTATCAACTGTATTGAATATGCAAATGGCGCAAGGCATACCATGAAAGACTATGCCAAGATGGCAATTCAGACAGCTAACAAGCGTGCATATCTGACCGGAGAAGGCGAAATGAGACAATCATGGGGAATTAGTACAGTTATCATGAATAAGCGTGCTAATGCCTGTCCTAAATGTCTTCCGTTTGTTGGAAAGATTCTCATAGATGATGTGTGGAGTGGAGGTAAGGCATCTGATGGTCCTTATTCACTTATGTCTTCTGCTATGGCATCAGGGCTTTACCATCCTAACTGTAAAGACATACATACAACATACTTTCCTGAACTTGATGATGAGCCTGATAGCAAGTTTTCCAAGAAAGAACTTGAGCAGGTTAAGGAAGATTACAGGCAGGACCAGAAACAGCAGTATGCAGGCAGAATGGTTGAGCAGTATGGCAGACTGTCAGAGTTTTCATTAGATCCGGATAATCAGAAAATGTACGCTGATAAGAAAGAACAGTGGGAAATACAAGCAGAAAATCTTAGAAGCGATTCTGAATATCAGGATGCAATCAAGCAGAAGAGAGAAGAATGGAAGAAACGACATTCAGAATTTGATAAAGCAGCTGCTAAGACAGAGATTAATAATATCAAGAGCCAGATTGAAGATATGAAGAAACAGATAAATGCAAGTCTTGAGAAAGAAAAACCTCTTGAAAAGAAAGTATATATTGATGGAACTGGCACCGATGAAGATATGAGAATGTTAAGGCAGTCTGCTAATGAAAGAAAGAAGCTGCAGGAGCAGGTAGAAGATCTTAATAACAATATGCTTGATAAGCAGGAGGTTTATAAGAATGAGGCACAGAACAGAATCCTTAAAGCCGGCACAGTTGAGGAAATAAAGTTATCCAAGAAAATGACACCTGATACAGTTGATGCATTGGAAGATGCATTAACTAAGCTTAAGGACAAATATGGCATTATGCCAAAAGGTGTTGTATATAATCCGTCAAAAGTACCAGATGCCACAGTTACATATAATTGGCTGGACGATAAGATATATATATCTAACAGATTCAATGATATTAACAACTATGCTGATGTTGTTAAGAAATCTGAAAATTCTATTATAGAGTACAGAGAAAAGAGCGGAATTGTTAAGATTCAGAAGGAGAGACTAAAGAATGCAGAAGAATTATTATCAGATAAAAACATAAAGGGATATGAGAGAGCAAAGGCGGTTATCAATAAGGCTGAGGCAGAAATTGAGCTGAATACACAGCGTATGGCAGTCAGGGAGAACCTCATGGATACCTTAACCCATGAATATGGTCATTTCATACACAGACATGCTAGTGCAGACTATGTTCAGAAATCAAGTGTATTTGGTGCAAAGGATTTAGGTGGTAAGCTCATCAACGGTGACTGGAAGTACGATATCAACTCACACTATTCTGCAAATGCTAAGATAGAAGCTGCAAAAATAAGTAAATATGCCACAGAGAGTCCATATGAGGCATTCGCGGAAGGTTTTCTTGCTAAGGAAAAAGGTCAGGAGATACCAGAGAGCATAGAAAAGGTTATTAAAGAGGCTAAGGTTAAGGCAGGAGTTAAAAATATTGCAAATGGACAAAAGAATGGTATACTAGGCAGCACAAAAGATGAAAGGATTTTAGATGTGCATCCTATTGGCAAGATAAATAAAGAAATATATAAATGTATCACAGATGATATACTAACAGATGAAGTTGTTATAACTAATAATCAGATTCAACATATTATGGACAGACACCCGAATGATTATGAAAGATTTTCTTCTTATTTTGGAGAAATTGTAAAGAATCCTGATTATATAATAGAGGCCAATAAACCTAATACTGCATTATTGTTAAAAGAAATAAAAGAAAATGATGAAATATTTAAAACAGTATTAAGATTGGTGACATCAAAAGATAATCCTAATTATAAGAACTCAATTATCACATTTATGAAGATTGATGAAAAAGAATGGAATCGTTTATTGAGAAATAAAACTATTCTTTACAAAAAAGAATAAAAGCTATATAATAGACATACAGTAAGGGAGAAACTATTTGAGGTGGAAGAATTCGTACGATCCACACGCCGATGGTAATGACAGGGGAAACCCGAGAGATGCAGGAGAAGCGTACGCCTGCCAAATAGTTTCTTCATACTATATAAGTAGCTAACAGCCACCAGTCGAGAGATTGGTGGTATTTTTATACCCAATTTTAAGAAAGAGAGGATTTAGAAATGAAGGATTATATTGGAGTAAAAGTGGTGGCAGCAGAGCCAATGAGTAGGGGCGAATACAATGAATACAGAGGGTGGAAGATACCAAGTGACGAGAATCCAGAAGATGAAGGCTATCATATAAGATATCCTGATGGATATGAGAGTTGGTGTCCTAAGAAACAATTTGAGGAAGCATACAGAAGATATGATGGAACAAAGTTGCCGTCAACAGCTATTTTAATGAATAGCGGGGATTACAAAGATAGATTCAAAGCAGAGTATAAGCAGCTTGTTATAAGATATAAAGGACTTAAATGTATGCTTGAGAAATGGGATAATGGCACATTAGAATTTAAGCCAACATGTCCTAGAAGTACATATAATATGCAGATTAAGACAATGACGGATTACATTGCAGTTCTTGAATCAAGAGCAGTAATGGAAGGAATAGAACTTTAGAAATTAGAGTAAGTTGCACCAGTGCAACACAATTTAATATTAGTTATTAAGCACACATGGCAAATAGCTGTGTGTGCCTATTTTTTTTATGCCCAAAACTTAATGGCACTAAACTTTAGGGAAATGCCGACGGGCGGTAAACGGAAGAAAGGAGATAGATGATGAGAAAGACATTACCTATGAATTTACAGCTCTTCGCAGAGGGCGGAGATGGTAACAGCGACCAGAACGCTGGAAGAGACAATGGACAGGCAGGACAGCAGAGTGGTCAGAATAATCAGCAGGCGGCTGGTGTTGATTATGACAAGATACAGGTAATGCTGGATAATGCAACTGCCAAGAAAGAGAATGCTGTGCTTAAAAGCTATTTTCAGCAGCAGGGATTATCAGAAGATGAGATAAGTCAGGCTATTGCAACATTTAAGCAGAATAAGCAGCAGCAGACAGAACAGCAACAGAACGCTAATGCTAATCTTCAGAATGAAGTGGCAGTAGCGCAGAAGGTTGCTGAACAGGCTCAGATTGAGCTTGCAGCTACAAAGGTAGCAATGACACTTGGTATTAACGCCAAGACACTTCCATATGTACTTAAGATGGCTGATTTCAGCAAGGCAAAGGATGCAGATGGAAAGATATCAGAGGACAATATCAAGGCTGCACTTGATCAGGTTATCAAAGATGTACCTGCACTTAAGCCGGCACAGGAAGGCAATGCTGGTTTTCAGATTGGTGCAGGACAGCAGAATAACGGACAGCAGTCCTCTACAGGTAACAATGTAAATGTTCCAACAAAGAGATGGAACAGATTCAATTAAGAAAGGTTAAAAAGGTAATAATATGCCAAATTTGAATTACGCAGAACAGTGGAGTCCGGAATTATTAGCAATACTTATGCAGGGCACACTTACATCACCATTTATCACAAGCAATGTCAGATGGTTAGATGCAAAGACATTCCACTTTACTCAGATGAGTGTAAGCGGTTATAAGAATCACAAGAGATCAGGCGGATGGAACACAGGAGAATATAACCAGAAAGATGTTCCTTACACAGTAACACATGACAGGGATGTACAGTTCATGGTTGACAAGGCAGATGTCGATGAGACCAATCAGACAGCATCTATTCAGAATATTTCACGCATCTTTGAGCAGACACAGGTTGTACCTGAGACAGATGCATTATTTTTCAGTAAGGTTGCACAGGCTGCACAGAATACAGAATTATATCATTCTGAAACTTCTGCTACAGAATACACAACAGAGAATGTATTTGCTAAGCTTAAAGCTATTCTGGCAGCAGGTAAGCTTAGAAGATATAAGGCAAATGGAAGCCTTATCATGTATGTTTCTTCAGACATTATGGATAAGCTGGAAATATCAAAGGAATTTACACGCAAGATTGAAATGACACAGATTGCAGAAGGCGGTCTTGGTATTGAGACACGTGTAACTGATATTGATGGTGTGACACTTATGGAAGTTGTGGATGATGAAAGATTCTATGACAGATTCGATTGGGATGTTGCAGAGGGCGGCTTTGCTCCGCTTAAGTCAAAGTATGTTGCAACAACTGATACAGATGTAGCAGAAGGAAAGATATACTACACTAAGAGCGACAGCTCTTATACAGTAGTGGCAAAGCCTACAAAGGCTAATATTGCCACATATTATGAAAAGACTGTTCAGGGCTCACGTAAGATTAATGTACTTGTTGCATGTGGCCAGACATGTAAGACAGTACCTAAGATTTCATCAATCTATTACTTTGCACCAGGAGCACATACAGAAGGAGACGGATATCTTTATCAGAATCGCCAGTTAAGTGATACATTTGTATTCCCTAATGGCAAGGATGGCAAGATTGATTCTGTATTCGTTGATGTAGATCCTGCAGAAGAGATTGCAGAGTAAGCCTATGGTATATGCAAGTAAAGAGCAGTACCTTAGTGAACATAGACTTATCCCAGATGAGCAGATAGAACGAAGATTAAAACAGGCGAGCCGACATATCGACTCGCTTACTTTTAATCGAATAACATCAAGAGGATTTAATAATTTGACAGAGTTCCAGCAGGGCATACTGATAGATGTGTGCTGTGAAATGGCTGATTTTGAATATGAGAATGAGGACATGATTAATTGTGTCTTACAGAACTATTCTTTAAATGGAGTATCTATGCAGTTTGGCAGCAGTTGGAATGTCCTTGTACAGAATGGAATTGCTATAAAGCGTGATACATACCAGATACTCTGTCAGACTGGCTTGTGCTGCTTAAGTCTGGGGGTGTGAGTATGAAGTACCCGTGTTTAATACTAAAGAGCATGTGTAAGACAGAAATACACCTTGAGATAGAGCAGGAAGGCAGGAATGTCTATGGAGAACCTCTTGAACCTATTATTTGGGATGGCTTATGTAACTATCAGGACAGCGGTAAGACAGAATTAACAGTAGAAAAGGTGCTTATAAAGCTTGAAGGATGTGCTTTGATACCAGGAGATATTGCACCGGATCTTCCTGTTATTACTAAAGGTGATATAACGGTGTTTGGTGTAACAAGGCATATATACAAGGGTACGAAGTGCCGTAATCCGGATGGTACGGTTAATTATGTAAGATTGGATGTGATGTAATGGCAAGAAATGTTAAATCAACGGTGAAGCTTAATATGCCTATGGTAAGGAAGCTTACGGCAGCAGCAAAAGTGTCAGTTGCACAGACAGCAGAAGCAATACATACAGATGTCGTTCAGAGCCAGGTTATACCGAGGGATACAGGTGCATTACAAAATGAAAGCACATTTGTTGATTTATCTGATATAGAACAGGGAAAAGCATATCTTGTGTCTAGCACACCATACGCCAGACGGCTGTATTACCATCCGGAATACAACTTCCATCAGACGCCGTGGACAGATGAAAGCGGCAAGAAACATGAAGGAAATGCGAATGCTAAAGGCAGATGGCTTGATGACTATATGAAAGGTGGTAAAAAGCAGGATTTTGCACCTAAAGCATTTGGAAAGTTTTATAAAAAGAATGCGGGGTTATGATGTTAGGATGTTAGGAATAGGTGATGTAAGAGACCTTATAGCAGGTCTTGGAATAGCGGCTGATGACCATGTATATTGTGGAAAGCTTGATGATAAGAAAGATAAGAGCATAGGTGTATACCATCTTAACAGGGGAGATAATGTTCAGATGGCTGTTGGGGGTATACAGAACAGCTCTTACGCTGTCAAATCCATAAGTATACTGATTCATTGGAATAAAAGTGTCAGGGAGACTGAAAAAGTCTCACAGGAGCTTTACGACAAGCTCAGAGATATGAAACATGTAAACATTAATGACACAAATATTCTGTTTACAGAAATGTTAGTATCAGCACCGATTGAAGCTGATACAGACGATAAAGGAATATTTGAAATGGTCATAGAACTTAAATTTTGTTATGAAAGGTAGGTAGAAGTATGTCACAGAATACAAAGATAGCTGGGTATAACGCGGAAGCTACACCATTAACAGGGGTTAATCCGGTACATAAAATTCAGTTTGGAGTATGTATAACTGGAAGAAAGGATTCGGACACGCCAGAAACAGTAGAAACTAAGATCGTAAAAGATGCAGAGAGCTTAAGTATATCTGTAGATGGAACCATTGAGGAATGGAATCCAATGGATCAGGCTGGCTGGGTAAGAAGGCTTATGACAGGTAAGTCACTTGGTATGTCTTTCGGCGGTAAGCGTAACTATGGAGATGAAGGAAATGATTATGTAGCAAGTCGATTTATGAAGACAGGTCAGGATTGCAATACATGGGTGTCTATTATATTCCCTAATCTTGATCAGCTTCTTGTACCTGCAGTAATCGATGTAAAATCTCTTGGTGGAGATGCTACAAGTATTGATGCGCTTGAATGGGATGCAAATTCGGATGGAAAGCCAACATATATAGCATATGTAGCAGCTTAAAGAAAGAGAGGATTTGAATAATGGCAAAGACAGATTTTAAAGTAATAGATATATCTATGAAGATTACGAATCAGTTACCTATGATTCGTATTACAGAAGATTTGGTTGTTACTGTTAATAACAGGAAGAGCACAATTCTTAATATACAGGCTATGGCACAGGAAGCAGAAAACAAGGAAAACAAGGATGATATGGCATTTATGATTAAAGGCCTTGAAATGCTTGTAGGAAAAGATGCTTCAGATAAGATTGAGGCATTAGATCTTCCTATTCCTGAATATAAGGAAATGTATAATACAATCATGCAGGTTGCTATGGGAACGTACGGCGAGGAGCAGACACCCTCAGTATAATGAGGTATATTATGATATATGGGATGATTGGGAGCTGATAGAAGCCAGCTTCCTGTCCCAGTATGGCATACGATTGCGAACAGAAGATGATATGTCATGGGCTGAATTCTGTTCTTTATTGTCAGGAATAATGCCTGAAACACCACTTGGGAGAATTGTAGGAATCAGAGCAGAAAAAGATCCTAAGGTTATAAAGGAATTCACTAAAGAACAGAAGAAAATCCGCAACGACTGGATATTAAGAAGAAATAGAAAATTAATGGAAGATCCTGCAAATTACAATAAGTATTGGAGTGACTTCCAAAATTGGGCTAAGACCGCTTTCTCTAAGTAGAAAGTGGTCTTTTTAAATGCCGGAAAGGAGGGAGTATGTCGGATGTAGTAGGACAGATAGCTCTTGAACTTGGCATAGACAGTTCACAGATAGTTAATCAGCTTACTGGCGCTTCTAATAAGGCGGCTAAGCAGGCAACATCCATCTTTTCTGGCATGGGAAAGAAGATAGCTGGAGCTTTAAGCATAGCAGCATTCGCTAAATTCACAAAGGACTGTATAGAAGTTGGTTCAAATGTAACAGAAGTACAGAACGTTGTAGATACAGCATTTGGAGATTTAAGCCATCAGGCTGATTTATGGGCTTCTAACGCCATGACTAATTTCGGATTATCTGAATTATCTGCTAAGAAGTACATGGGTGTATTTGGCCAGATGAGTAATGCAATGGGTATTACAGGACAGGCTGCACTTGATATGGCAGAAGATGTTACCGGATTAACAGGTGATGTTGCATCATTTTACAATTTGAGCACAGATGAAGCATATACAAAGCTGAAATCCATCTGGACTGGCGAGACTGAGACACTTAAGGACCTGGGCGTAGTAATGACTCAGACGAACTTAGACCAGTATGCACTTAATAATGGTTTTGGTAAGACTACGGCTAAGATGACAGAGCAGGAAAAAGTAATGCTTCGTTATCAATATGTTACTAGCGCACTGTCCAATGCCACAGGTGACTTTGTTAAGACACAGGATTCCTGGGCGAATCAGACAAGAATACTTACATTAAGGTTTCAGCAGTTAAAGGCTAGTCTTGGTAAAGGCTTCATAGCATTGTTTACACCTATTCTGCGTGGCTTTAACAACTTGCTGGCAGGATTACAGAAGGTTGCGGATGGCTTTTCCAGCTTTGTGCAAATGCTCACAGGAGCAGATGTATCAACCTCTATGGGTTCGATAAGTTCGGATATAGCTGGTATAGGAGATGATGCATCTTGCGCAGCGGATAATGTAGGTGATATAGGAAGTGCAGCCAAGAAGACTGCTAAAGACATAGAAAAGTCGCTTGCAGGCTTTGACCAGATAAATAAGCTGACAGAGCCAACAGATGATAGTTCTGATTCAAGCGGTAGTACAGGTGGAACATCTTCAGGAATCGGAAGTGTTGACCTTGTACCAGATGTGAGAGGAAGTACATCTAATGCAACATCTGCAATTAGTGATTTTGTAAATAAGGCAAAGAAAGAATTAGATAAACTCCGCAAATGGAGTGTATCGACATTTTCTCCATCTATGTCAAAAATATGGGATGGACTTACAAAAAATACAGATACAGCCAAGAAAAACCTAACAAGTGCGTTTAACAATATAAAAGCATTAGGACCGCCGTTGTTAAATTATTTTAATGGTCCATTTACAAATTATCTTGTAACATGGGTCGACACTAATGGCAGTATATTAAATGGATTATTTGATAGCTTTAATACAGTCTTTTCGGATGTATGGAATAAAGCAACATATCCTATACTTGCAAATTTTGTTTCTGTTGGATTACCAATGCTGACGGATTTTGCATCCCAGACGTTATCTTTAAATGGAACAATATTTGATACATTTAAAGCATCTTGGAATTCTTTATGGAGCGAAGGTGTAAGTCCAGCCATTGAATCTATATCAAATGTATGGATTGGCTTGGTTAATACAATGGCAGGGGCATGGAACGAATGGGGAGAGCCGATATTTACTGGGATAAAAGCGGCTGTTAAGACTACCGGAGATGTATTCTTAGACATTTGGAATAATATGCTTCAGCCAGTCTGGGAGAATGCTTTAGATGTAATTGATAGAGTATGGAGTGAACATTTACAGCCATTACTTGCTAATTTTCTTGATTTTGTCGGTGAAGTGGTTACATGTGCTACGACAATATATAACAACTTTATTGCACCTGTAGTTGGATTTTTATCTGAACTATTAGGACCAATATTTATAGCAATATTTGATTCTATAGGAAATAAGGTTGGAGTTGTCGTTGGAACCATAGCTGATTTAATGAACGATACAATTACTGTATTTAAAGGAGTTATACAGTTCATTAAGAGTGTTTTTTCTGGCGATTGGGAAGGTGCTTGGAATGGTATAGTTACGGCTTTTGATGGCATATTTAGCGGAATTGCTGATATTGCAAAAGGTCCTATTAATATGGTGATTGGCTTAATTAATGGATTACTTTCAGGAATGCAGAGAGGAATTAATGCTGTTGTAAAAGGTGTAAATAAATTAAGCTTTAAAGTACCAAACTGGGTACCGGGTATAGGTGGCGAAGATTTTGGATTCCATTTACCGGAAGCCGACTTCTCCAAGATTCCATACCTTGCACAAGGTGGATATGTTAAGCCTAATACCCCACAGCTTGCCATGATTGGCGATAACAGGCATCAGGGCGAAGTTGTAGCACCAGAAGGTAAGCTTCTTGATATGGCACAGAAGGCAGCAGCTATGGCATCTAGTGCGGAGTTATTGGCAGAGGCTATAAGTATTCTTAAGCAGATACTTAAGATACTTGAAACACTGGACCTTGATATACAGCTTGATGGAAAGAGTCTTAAGAAATATGTGGTTGATAAGATTAACGAGCATACAAAGCAAACAGGAAAATGTGAGATTATAACTTAACAAGGATGTGATGAATTGATACTGAGATGTGACGGACAGGAGCTTCCGGCTCCTGTGTCCATCAAGGTGGATGATGAGATTATATGGTCTTCTTCTACAGGACGAGCACTTGACGGAACAATGTTGGGTGATGTTGTCACTGAAAAGAAGACCTTATCTATTAATTGGGGAATATTGAAGGAAGATGAGATGGCACTTATTAAGAACAAACTCATCGCCGGATTCTTTCCAATAACATTCCATGACGATGGACAGGATATAACAATAACAAGCTATAGAGGTACATTGAGTAAAGAGGTGCTGGGTGATATAGGGGATGGTAACTATTACTACAGAAGTGCCAGTGTATCTATAATACAGCAGTAAGGAGCAGAACATGAAAAAGACAATGACTATTAAACAGATTGATAATAGTGCAACAATGCTTAAGAATTTACAGGGCTTAAGAAAGCATTGGCCTGTAAAAGTAAATTATGCAATTGCAAAGAACCTTAAGACATTGTTAGGAGAAGTAGATATTTTTGTTACACAGAGAACTGAAGTAATACAGAACAATGTGCTTAAAGATGAAAATGGGAATGCTGTCATGAATGAAGATTCTTACCAGTTCCCAGAAGGTAAAGAGCAGGAAGTTGTAAAAGAGATTGATGAGATGTACAACATGGAAACGGATATTGATGTACATATGATTAAGATGGAAGACATAACTGTATGTGATTCTGACAGCAGATATGATGGAACAACATTAGAGGATATTGCAGCCATTGAATTTATGATCGAGGATTAAGCCTATGTATAATAATGTATCAGAGCAATTTGCGACAACGATTAGATCACCATCGCGAACATTTAACTTACGATTAAAGATAAATGGTAAGTGGATTGACGCTGGCTTTAAAAAGATGAGCTATGAGACAGCTTCCACATCTGATGAGGGTATACAGATAGGTTCGGCTGTTGCAGCTAAGATAGAACTGACAGTAAAAAGAATAAATGAGTTGTTTGAAAACACAGAGATTCCTATAGAGATAGGATTGAAACTGCCAAGCGGGAAGTATGAATATATTCCACTTGGCTTTTTTACTGCAGAACATCCAACGCTTGACCAGGCAACCACAACATTTACGGCTTACGACAGAATAATGAAGACCACAGGCGTATATGTATCTGAATTGACATATCCTGCAAGTGCAGAATCTGTTTTAAAAGAGATAAGTACTGGATGTGGCGTTCCCTGTAATGTATCTGGCTTGAATGGAATAACTATTGATACTGCACCGGTAGGATATACCTATCGTGAGGTTATCGGATATATCGCTTCTTTAGCAGGAGGTTTTGCCTGCGTAGACAGAACCGGCACAATTGTTATTAAGTGGTATGAGGATAATGACTATACGATAAATGAATCCCGGATAATGACATTTGAAAAGAATGAGAGTGATTACCATTTAGATTATCTTACATGTAATGTTGACAGTAATACTTCTTTTACAGTAGGAAGTGGAACTCTGGGAATAACATTTGATAATCCACTTATGACAGAAGAAAAGCTTAATTCTGTATATAAGAAAGTAAGAGGATTTGCATATAGAGGTGCGAGCTTAAAGACGCTTGGAGATATTCGACTGGATCCATGGGATATTGTAACTGTTGAAGAATTAGGTGAGACTTATAAGGTTCCGGTTATGAATATAACTCAGGAATATGATGGCGGTCTTGCTATGACTATTACAGCTTATGGCAAAACAGAAACTGAAACAGAGACGGATTACAAAGGACCATCTACTAAGCTTGCAGAACGAACATATGCGGAAATGATGCTTACTAAGGAACTGGTTGCTAAAAAGGTAGATGCAGAATGGGTTAAGGCTAATACTGTACAGGCAGAAACGGTAGTAGCTATAAATAATGAACTAGAGAATATCCGGAATAATTATTTGAAATCTAATATTGCGGAGATTAAATACGCAACGATAGAAAGCCTTAAAGGTGTTTCCGGAGAATTTGAACAGTTCAAGACGAATGATTTTACTGCAATAACAGGAAAGGTTAATGACCTTACTGTTGGGGTAGAAAAAGTAAATACGCTGATGTTTGGCTCTGCTACAGGCGAAAGCATTACGACAGACTTTGCCAACAGTGTTGTGAGTATGATAGGCACAGCACAAATAAAGGACTCTATGATAGATTCTTTAGATGCAAAAAAAATAAAGGCTTTGGACATTGATACCACAGATGTAAAGGTACACAGCAAAGACGGTAAATCGCAGTGGACTGATAATACTATTCAGATTAGTGACGGCACAAGACTTCGCGTTCAAATCGGAAAAGATGCATCAGGTGACTATAACATGTATGTGTGGGATTCAAAAGGCAGCTTGATGTTTGACGCGTTAGGACTTACAGAACAAGGTGTGCAGCGTGAAATAATTCGTGATGACATGGTAAAAGAGGACGCAAATATATCAGCCGGGAAACTGGATATAGAAAGCCTTTTTAATGTTATTAACAATGATGGCACACATACGCTTAAGAGCAACAAGATATATCTGGATGATGCAGCACAGACACTTAATGTTCTTCTGCATGATATAAAAACCGGTTCTGGAAAGGATTATTCCGAATGGGGCAGTTTATTAAAGCAGTCCGACGATTTTATAACGCAAAAGTTATGGTGGACTGAGAACATAGATGGAACCAGTGTTAAGGAAAAGTTTTCCAATGTAAACCAGACGCTGCAGGAATATAGTGTAAGTTTATCTAATATGGCCAAGTATGACGATGAAATATACCTGATATCTTATGTGCCAACAAAGGATAATTATCCGGCTTGGGATTGGTGTGTTCCTGTTTATCCATCAGATACCCAGTTTCCAAGGGAAGAAACATGGCAGTACAATGATACTGAGTGGGATAAGTATATTGGAAAGATTGCTTACTGGGAAAACGAAGGAAGAGCATGGCGGTTTATTCGTAATGAGGATGGAAGCCATGGCTGGAAAGAGATTCCAAATTCGGAAACAGCTTATATGTTAAGACAAAATTCTGCATTAAGAATCAATATTGATAGCATAAGTAACAGTTTGTCATTAACTCAGCAGGATTTAAAGGGCAATTATAGCACAACAACGCAGATGAACAATGCTATAACACAAGCAGTTAGTGCAGAGAGTGGTAGCATTAAAAGCGAGATTTCTAAAACATATGTTACTAACAATGCATTGTCAGATAGTTTAAGCGGCATTGACGAAAGTATAGGAAAACTACAAGAAGACCAAATGTACTACACAAAGACAGAACAGCTTGATAACTATATTAAGCAACTAATTGAAGATGATAGCACCGAAACAAGTATTATGCTTAAAGGTGAGTATACAACACAAGATTCACTTGGAAATACGCTTAAAAGCTATGCTACAACAGCAAGTCTTGACCTTTATATCAAGAAAGACCCGACAAGCGGAGAACTCAAATCTGCCATAGAAGCGATTGCAGACGACATTACACTTAATGCAAGTGGAACAATTAATATTAGTGGTAATAAGTCTGTTAATATCAATGGTAATCTGTTCACACTTACATCTACTAATACTACTATTTCGGCAGATGGTTCAATAGACTGTAAGAAGCTAAAAGCTGTTAATGCTGATTTAGAAGGAACTTTTAAAAATGTAAATGTAACTGAAGAAGGTATTACAATGACCACTACTCTTATTGGTGGCGAATATCTAATGAAAAGTAGTACGGGTGCATATCTGAAAATACAAGGGCATTTTATTTCACTGTCAAACGAAGACGGAACAGAAGATGTTGTAAGGATTCGCCGTGATGGAATATATGTTGATGAGTATTATTATATCAGAAGCGGTGGTTCATATTGGGATTTGATGGATTGGATACGGCATAGTGAGAAAGCAGGTACGGTAGATATAAGTGGAAACAACTGTTATATCGAAGGATACTATTATATAAGGCACAATGGTCAATGGTGGAAATTAGAAGACTATGTCAAAGACATAGCAAATAATTAATATAAATCCGCACAGCGGTAGAAAGGAAAACAATATGTTAAATACAACAAAGAATACATCGATGAATGGAAATAGTTCTATAGAGGAAAAGGCTGTAGTTACATTTTCAGCCAGCATACCTTCCGCAGGTGAGATAACTATTAATAAGAGAATTGCAGACAGAAGAGCATATATTGAGAATCAAGAAGAATGCGATACAGATTTTGCTAATTTTGAAGCAGAGGTGATAGCAGCACTTAAGGAGATGTAATTATGAGCTTAACAGGATTTATATCTTACAAAAGAGTAGGCTGGACAGGACAGACACCGTGGAATCCAACCAACCTTAACATAATGGATAAGGGAATTAAAGATAACAATGACATGATTGCTAATCTCAGAAGTGAGGTAAGTGCACTAAACAACAATATTGACTTTTCTTACTTGGTAAAAAAAGCAAAAGACTTGCAGCCTAAGTCAGACCTTAATAATATAACTGCTTCAGGAATATATTATTTGGATAGTACTCCAGAATGGTTGAATGTTCCAATTTCAAATGTAACCAATTGTTATCTTATTGTATTTGCTCTGAATGCAAAAAGATGTACACAAATAATTCTCCCAGGAAATGCTGAATATATATATTATCGTTCTACCTTTACAGACCAACAATTGTGGAAAAAATGGAAACAAGTTGGAGCTTTAAGCTAAGTAGTGCTGACAAATCATACATTTACAATTATATCATTAAATTTAAGCAATTGTCCTCGACATACACCTTTACTTGAATCGAATTTAACTTTACCAGATTCTGCATCATATGTTATTTTTGTTGTTTTGGCAGTATCAATTAAATCTTCATATATCTTGTATACGCCACACAATCTTAGAGTATTGTTAATAGAAATTACAGTTATTTGGAAATTTTGAATATGCGAATTTAGATAAAGATAAGTTCCATCACCTAACGCCTTTTCTGCAACTTGATAGTCTGCAAGAAAACCATGTTCTAGTATTGTTAATACCTTATTGTTGTTTAGTTAACTTAGAGCGGCGAGAATTTACCTCCGATATATAAAGAAAAACAATATCGGAGGTATGTATGGAAGAACAGTTAAGAAAAGATTTGATTATGGCCGCAGCAAGATATATGGCAGATAGAAAGGTAGAGAAGACCACTCTGGACAACCAGAGGCGGACACTCTCTGCCTTTTTTAATGATATTACTGTTTTGTGAACATATATCTGAAAAATAAATAAGAAAATCCATAAACATGGCCATAAGTGGTTATGTTTATTTGTTATACACATTTTACCAGTCTTGGGACTGGCTTTTTAAATATTATAAGGAGGTATCTAAGATGTACTATGATGATTCTTAGCTGAAATATGTTTCTGAATAAAAATGAGAGTTGCACCAGTGCAACAGAAAGGACATTGTATGGAAAAATTAAAAGTAATTGTAACAGCGGTGTGGAGCATTATATTAAGTGCCCTGGGAATTTTGGCAATTCCAGTATTATTATTGGTAACATGTAATCTAATAGATTATTTCACAGGTATTGCGGCTTCTAAATTTAGAAAGCAGCAGATAGATAGTTATAAAGGAATAAGAGGGATTGCAAAGAAAATATGTATGTGGCTTTTGGTGGGAGTTGGTGTGATAGTAGACCGGCTCCTTTCTTATTCTGCAGGTGTTATTGGAATAACATTGCCATTTACATTTTTAGTGGCTTGCGTTGTAGCAATATGGCTGATCTGTAACGAAATTATAAGTATATTGGAAAACATCAATGATATTGGCGTAACACTTCCACCATTCTTGCAGCCAATAGTGAAGAATCTTAAGTCACAGGTAGAAAAGAAAGCAGATATAGAAGAAAGAGAGGATAAGTAATATGAGAACATTTCCAGTGATTAGCACAAAGTATGAGCATGTAAACAACTTTATTAACACTCTTGCACCAGTGGTGTGCAATGCATGGATTAAATACAGAAGAGAAGAAAAGAAAACAATAAGCCCAGCTGTAATTCTTGCACAGGCTGCTAAAGAATCTGGTTGGAATTTAGGGGCTGCTTCACTTTTTGGAATTAAGGGAAGCGATGCAGAATATGATACAACAGAGTACATAGATGGAGAATATGTAAACATTAAAGATTCCTTTGAAAAGTATCCTGATGTAATGGGTGCTGTATATGGATATCTTGATCTGATGCAGTGGAATAATTATGATGATGCAACAGCAGCAAATACAGTCGAAGGAGAGCTTTATGGTCTTACAAATGCTGTGAACAATACAGACAGAGATGCAGAAGGCAACTGGGTTGGATATAATTATGCAACTGCTCCAGATTACTATGAGACAACACTTGCTATTATTAACGACTTTGACCTTAGAGCATTTAATGATTATGTATGGTCTGTTGTTAATGAAAAAGATGATACAGAAGAGATAGAACAGCCTTCAGAAAAACTTAATGAGAGTGTTATTGATGCAATTTACCGTGGTGAGTACGGTGATGGAGAAGAACGCAGACAGAAGCTCGAAGCTGCAGGATACAATTATGCAGACTATCAGGCGGCCATGGAAGCTAAATATTATTCTTCTAAAGATGATACACCAGCAGAAAATGAGGGAGAGCCGGCAGAGGAAACACCGCAGGAGGAAGAAGAGAGTGTGGCAGTTGTAGAACCAGGAGGAAGTTTCTGCCAGATTGCAAGAGATTACCTTGGAGATGAAGGCAGGGCAGCGGAACTTGCAGAGTATAACAATATGACACTTGATGATATGCTTTATGCAGGCATGGAGTTAAGACTTCCCAACTAATTACTCACTTATACAACAGTGTATATCATACTGGATTGCACATATAACAGCATTGTGATAACATATATAAATAGGTAGAAAGACAGTCAAAATGTGTACAATGAAACAGTGTACACATTTTGTACACAATATGGATTAAATAATGTTGATTTAGAATAAATCAGAATAATCTAATATAAATATGTAAAGCCCTTAAACCTGCATAAATGCTGATAAAAACAGCATGATAATAAACACAAATAAATTGTAAAAATTTGATTTCAAAGTTGGGTAATAACCCTATGGTTGGTGCTACTGTAGCTGT